TGAACTGGATACTATACCAGAGGGTTCGATAATCATCGTAGGAGCAACCTTTGAGGGTTCTAATGTAGTTAGTACACCAATGGGTTCTATGTACCCCCATGACATTCAAGCAAACCTAGTCAAGACAATGATTGATGGAGTGGTACTCAAAAGGCAGTCTGAATTTATTTTGTACGAGGTCTTGACAACTCTTGTATTGTGTGCTATACTCCTAGCTCTGTTAACGAAGGGTACTATACCAATTTCAGGATTGGCATTTAGTGTCTTTGTGATGGGTCTATATGTCTTCGCAACGGATACCTTTGCCACATATTACTTATTATTTGACCCTGTATTCCCTATACTGACCGTGGTGCTAGTATTCGCACACGGTTCCTTTGTTCAGTTCTATACTCAGTTCAAAGCAAAGCAGATGATCAAGGGACAGTTCGGTACATACCTTTCACCCGACATGGTAGATATGCTTGCCAATGATCCATCTCTGATGAAACTGGGTGGAGAGAAGAAGGAGATGACCTTCCTGTTTATGGACATTGTTGGGTTCACCCCCATATCAGAACATTACAAAAACAAGAACGATGCGGAGGGTTTGGTCACATTAATTAACAACTATTTGAATGAAATGACTAATATTATCCTAAATAACGGTGGTACAATCGACAAGTATATGGGAGATTGTATTATGGCATTTTGGAATGCCCCCCTACCGTGTGAGGATCATGCGGAAATGGCAGTTAAATCCGCAATAGAAATAGAAGAGAAAACTAATGAACTCAGACAACGATATAGCGAGCAGGGTCTACCCCCCATCAATGTTGGAACTGGTATCAATACAGGTACTTGCATTGTTGGTAATATGGGTAGTGAGTCACGGTTTGACTATTCAGTCATCGGAGACTCCGTCAACCTTGCCGCAAGACTTGAAGCAACTGCCGCACGAGGAGACTACCTTGAATACAAGACCATCTACTCAAGTTACACAATGGAGCAACTTACAAACATTAAATCGAGATCAATAGGTAAGATCAAGGTTAAAGGTAAGGAGGAAGAAATTGACATCTACACAGTGGATCGATAACTTTCTGAATGAAGATGAGTTTGAGGAGATTGTTGAGCTGGGTCATGCGTGTCATATGTATGAGTCCCATGAGTATGCTGACAAGTATGGTGATAGTAAGAGTAAGAACAAGTTGCTCAATTTTAACTGGATGGCGTGGCAGGGATGTAGACGCAGTGCAAATCTGGTTGGCTATCTAGGACACATATCATCCAAGATTAATGATCTCTTTGATGTACATGTCAGTAGACTGGAATACTTCCAACACCCCCTTGAGAACTTCCCTGTATATGAACCAAACCCCCGACAACACATCGATGCCCGTTATCATTTCTCTGGTGTACTCTACCTCGATACAGGTGCAGTGGGACTGGGTACTACAGTTGGAGACCAATATGTTGAGTGGAAACCCAATAGATTGTTGACCTTTGACGCACTCACATACCACAATCCCCATATTGGTGGCACTGAACGTAAGGTGCTGACTTTCTTCTCTTATAAGAAAAAGTTCTAAGAAACACCTTTTTATTCCATTTTATTCTACTTATTATGAAAATAATACTGGACAAACCCTGCGTGGGAGGTTATAATGTGTATACAAAATGAGAAAAGAGAGAGAAAACTATGTACTTTATCCGAAACATGATTAACGATAGACGAGTTAACGACAAGACTTTTGAGACTATGACTGCCGCACTTGCGTGGAGAATGTCTATGGGTCGCACCTTTATGAGTGAGACTTGGGTTGATTACAAAGAGGTTGCGTAATGAATCAATTAAGTAACTTAACCTATGTATCTTTTGAAGACGGTGTTGAATTTATCGCCCCCTTGAAGTCTTACTCATTACTGCCCCAGTACTTCTGGCAGTTGACCAACCATAAACCTGTTGAGATGGTTGATGACGAGACTATTAAGTTTTATAACCCTACGGAGGTAGTTGGACAATGAATTTGATTTACGGTTTAGTTGGAGGATTCTGTGTGATGGGTGCGGTCGGTGGTCTGGAACAAGGCACGATGACCATTGCTGAGTGTTTGTTTTGGTCTTGCGTTGGTTTCACCTTCGCAGGTTATGCTATTAGGGAGGCAGTATAATGGCACTTGCCCCAATGAATGTTGAACCCGTGTTAGGTGAGTTCGTAGAGAAAGACTTCGGTAATTACTTTCATTACAGTGAGAATAATCACTGTTTCTTGGACTTCCACAAAGACTATCCCCATATAGTTTGGGTTGGTGGTATCGGTCAACAGTATCGTTATGCCAATGTCAAGAAGACCGTAGCATATATTGCGGTTGATGAGGATGATTGCGGTAATCCCGTAGTCGAGAAATGGTTTCTTAAAAATAATGTGAGGTATGTGTAATGGGAATTCATGTTTGTGTGTACAAACAAGTTCCGTATGGAAACAGTTTTTTAGATAATGTTGACTGCACCGCTGGTGGTGAGTCTTCATATAGTAAGGGTTTTACTATAGTCAATGCAGAGGGTCCTTTCGAACCTTGTTCAGATTACCCAGCTGCGGAACTGATTATGGAAGAACCTATCGGTGGTCGTAAGTGTCTCAGAGTCGTTCCTCTATCAAAAAAAGGTAAATGGACAATGTTCGGTGGTAACTATGCCGCAACATCTGACTCACGATTTTCTAAACTGTGTGACCAGTTGATTGACGGTCACTTCTATGGTGCTGTCGCTGTCTTTGACCGAGTGGAGTTTTAATATGACTTTTGATGAAGCCTGTCACTATTTGTGGCGAGAAGAGTTGACCGACTGGGGCGAGTACAAAGTTCCCAATCACGTCTACATAACTAAGGGTACGGACCTTGTGGGTTATGTTCCTTATGGTACAAAGGATGTGAAAATCTTCAGTGCTCCGAAAAAATCTTGGAGTGTGAGTAGACGAAAGTTTCGCAAGTTTAACAAGAAAGATATTAAATATTATTTTGAAAATAAGTAATAAATGTGTTGACAAAGTGTGTGAAATATTGTATAATACCTATGTATTGATGATTGAGAGAGTGTGTTTATTATGACTTATTTTGTTAAAGAAGATTTCCAATGGGACGGTATGTACTTAACATACAAAGGTGATTTCGAAGGTGCCAAGTTGATGCAAGATGTTCATCCTAACTGTCACCCAAGCTGGTATGGTAAGTTAAAGCCTGCTTTTGTCGCGAGATTCAAACATGGTTACAAACCTTGGAAAACATGGATTAACTTCCTAGTAAAAAATGTTCATGTTGAGGAGTATATGTATCTTTCTGACCACAACAACAAATTCTTCGATGAAGATTATGGATACGAAGTTGGAGGTTCTCCTGTCTTCGCAATGGAAACTCTTGGATATAGGAGGAAGACATAATGTACGGTATAGTTGGTGAGACGATTCGGTGGAACACTCCTAGTGGTGTCTTTTCTGGTGAAATAATGTTTGTGCATACCCCTGAAGATATTGATTACTACAGTATTGCTACTGGACCTAATCTAATGGACAGACATTTTCTTGATAGTGATACGATGAAAGAACTTAAAGTAAAAAACTTGGGAGAAGTAAAATGAGTAAAATGAGTACAGTGGTTTTTGAGGTTCAAGAGTTATATGAACAAACAGTTTCGGTACAGGATATTTCTAGTAAGTTAGACCTGCCTTTAGAATTTGTTAAAGATATTGTTTCTTGTATTTGGGATTACGAATGAATATTTTTAGATTACATGATGACCCTGTTATATCAGCTCAAATGATGTGTGACAAACATGTGGTCAAAATGGTCATTGAATATGCCCAGTTACTATCAACCGCTCATCGTGTTATTGATGGTGAAGAATATGCCGATAGAACTAAGGGCGGCCGTAGGATAAAACGATGGAGACTCAATGGAGATGCGCAAGAAAGACTGTTATACAAAGCTTGTCATGTTAACCACCCATCCGCTATCTGGACAAGAGAAAACGAAAGGAACTATCGATGGTTGTATAATCATTTCGTAGCTTGTGCTAAGGAATATACGCACCGTTATGGAAGAATACACGCTACTTATGATAAACTATCTGGTCAGTTGTGGTTCGCCCCTAAGAATATTAATCAGGTAGGATCTGAGACTATTATGCCACAATGTATGCCTGAATACTGTAAGGATGATAATGTTACTGAAGGTTACCGTAAGTACTATCGAGAAGAAAAAAGATACTTTGCGAAATGGTCTAACCGAGAGGTACCAAAATGGTTTCTGGAAAAGTAGGCGTTTGGATACTAAGAATAATGCTTATATTTTGGTTAAGTTTTTCACAGAAAGCTGATGATGAATTGTTTGGTGTTTTGACAAGTATTCGTAGATTTAACGAATGTCGTAGATTAGTAAAAGATAAACCTAATAAAAAGTATATATAATATTAACAGAGGCAATTAAATTATGGCATATACTACCAGAAATCCTGAAGTTTTTGAGATACTTGAAGAGTTCAGTAAATCTAAAAATAAAAAATCTCGATTGGAGGTTCTAAGTAAATATTCTGATGTTCAGGCATTGAAGGATGTTTTAAGAGGAACTTTTGACGATTCTTTAGAGTTTCTTTTACCCGAAGGAAAACCTCCATTCACCCCAAATAACGAAAGAAGTGTTCCCTCCACTCTATTGAGAGGACATAAGATGTTTGGTATTTTTGTAAATGGTGGGCCTGGCACTGATCTCCCTGCCCACAAAAGAGAAAACAAATTTATAGAACTATTAGAGTCTATTCATCCTAAAGATGCTGATTTAGTTCTTTCTATGGTGGAAAAGAAATCGCCAACAAAATTCTTAACTAAAAAACTTGTACAGGAGGCATTCCCCGATTTGATCCGTAAGTAACCCAAGGTAGCAGCTTAAACCCACTCGACCTATAAGGAATCTACTATGTCGAATACTAAAGTAAGTAATAAAACTGCAACAATTCATAGAACATCCATGTCACTCTCCCAAACGACATACAATAATAATTGTAACTCGAATGTGACAATGGATAATTATTATACTACAACAAAGGGTTTTAACTGTTAAATAGGGGGTGATCATATCTCTTCAGGATCAGATCTCGCGTATCCTGTCGTATTGATCTACTTTATGACCAGTGAATTTTATTATGGCAATTTACAATTTTAAAAATAAAGAAACCGGAGAGATCTTTGAAAAGACTCTTCGGATTTCTGACCTAGATGAATTTAAAGAAAACAATCCAGAACTAACTCAGGTTATATTATCTGCGCCTAAACTCGTCTCTGGTCATACCACAGCTCGTCAGTTGGCCGGTTCGGAATGGAATGATCATCTGAAAAATATCAAGAAGGGTGCTGGTAAGCATTCTACAATCAACACTTAATATAGGAATATATACATGAACAGAGAAAATGTTTTTAAAACATTAAAAATAGACGAAGGGGTTAAGTATGAAATTTATCTCGACCATCTTGGCTACCCTACTTTTGGTGTGGGGCATTTGGTCAAGGACAGTGACCCAGAATATGGACAGGATGTTGGAACAGAGATCTCTGAAGAGAGAGTCTGGGAATGTTTCGAGACCGATCTGGACACCGCGATTTCCGAGTGCGAAGCTCTATACGAAGAGCGGACTTATGGAGATTTCCCCGACGAAGTCCAAGAAATCTTGGTTAATATGATGTTCAATATGGGAAGAACTCGTCTCAGTAAGTTTAAGAATATGACTGCCGCACTACTCGATGGTGACTGGGAAAGAGCTGCCGTAGAAGGTAGGGATTCTCGTTGGCATAAACAAGTAACTAATCGTGCAGAACGATTAATGGTGAGACTAGAGAATGTCTAAGAACGCAATCTTCCAATATATGATAACAAGTGATGTTGTCGACCAACGTGGAGACATCAAAGGAAGAAACCGTTCAGAACTCTATCAGGAGTGTGCATCAATATCTAGAAAATCCTTCGAGGCATATGCAGATTTGATCTGCGCTGACCATCACTATTCTGATAAAAGAGTATTCACTGAAGGACATGGTTGTTCGACATCACTTCTCTACGAGTGTCTCCGAGTAATTTACGATCCTATGTTTGACAAATATGATAATGTTCTATTTGTTGATACTGATATTGTAGTTAACACAACAAAAAACATATTTGATGAATGCTGTCTTGACGCTGAAGTTTATGGTGTATTAGAATCGGATATAGTGACATCTAATGGTGGCGGATATAATTCTTGGGACTATAAAGAAAGTACTTATAACGATTTCTGTTCTAAATTTAATATGCATAACTGCCCTATACTCCCAACTTTACCTCCAAGTAGACCATCCAAGTTGACAATCCTCAATACTGGAGTAGTTATATGGACTAAGGAAGCTAGACTTCGTGCGAGAGAAGAGTTCGATTCTTGGGAAGATTGGTGTTACTCGCAACCATCTTTTCATATGTCAATTATGAATGATCAACCCTATATCTCTGCACAACTTGGAAAACATGAGTTTGACTTAGAGTGTTTGGGTCAGGAATGGAACGATTCCCCACATTACGATACAGAAGAGGAGTTTTTCGAGAAGGCTAATTTCTGTCATTATACCGGAGGAGATTGGAAGATCGATATGACTCGGCATTGGTATGAAAAAAAGTATAGTGTTATGCCTTGGGAAAGAACTTTAGTTCCATAAAAAAAAACACTTGACATTTCTAGTTCAATAGGTTATAATACCTGTATTGAATGGAGATATAAATGAAAGACAAAGTAATATTAGTAGACTGTGACGGCGTATTGTTAGACTGGGTCTACGCATTCACCCAGTGGATGGATCGTCATGGATATGAGTTAGATTCGAATGCGGATAAGATTTATAGTATTAACCAAAGATATAACATATCTAGAGAAGAAGGTAAGAGATTAGTTAGAATGTTCAATGAGAGTGCGGTGATTCGTAAATTGCCCCCTCTCAGAGACGCTATGAAGTACGTTAGAAAACTTCATGAAGAACATGGTTATGTGTTTCACGCGATAACTAGTTTGAGTAATGACCAATACGCACAACATCTGAGAACAAAAAACCTAATAGAATTGTTCGGTCCAACACCATTTGAAAAATATGTTTACTTAGATACTGGTGCCGATAAAGATGAGGCTTTAGAAGAGTATCGTGATACTGGATGTTACTGGATAGAAGACAAACCTGAGAACTGTGATGTTGGATCTAATATGGGTTTAGAAAGTTTGTTGGTCGCTCATGAACATAACGCTAATTATAAAGGACATGCAACACGTGTCCGAGACTGGAAAGAAATTTACAAAGTTATTACTGAATAAGGAGTTACTATGACTATTAAAGCGCCTAACTGGTGTCCACATGCGGTACCCACTTTAAAGGGATGGGAAAATCCTGTCACTGGAGAAGTGTATAAGAAGCAATCAATCACAACTGAACAAATTTCTGAGTTCTTTAGAGCGTCTGCTCCTTCAGAACCACCTGTAATAAGAGAGGTAGTATTTGATTCTTTTGATGTAGAAAAAACTTCATCTGTGCAACTCAATGAAACTATGTATAGTAATAGAGTTGAAGAAAAAAATCCAAATAAAGATTGGGCCGACTAAAGATGTTGAAACACAACGATTCTGCTACCGAACTATTAACCATTCTTCAAGAAGAGTGTGCAGAAGTCATACAGGAAGCTTCTAAGGTAAAGAGGTTTGGTCAAGAAAAATACAATATAAATCGACTCGCTAAAGAGGTGGGAGACTTGGTTTGTATGATCGAACTACTACAGGAATGGGAAGTTGTTTCTTATAGTGCCGTAGAAAATTCTAGACAAAAAAAATTAGATAAACTAAAAATATGGTCTAACTTATTTTCGAGTGAAGAAGAAAGGTCCTTATATTATGATGACATTGTTGTCTCCGAGAACTGATAAACAAGTATCTGTTCTTAAGTGGATAGGCACTATATTATTTTTTACAGCTGGAATTTTACTAAGTAGTAATATAGAAATAAGTCGATGGGGATATATTCTATTTTTTATCGGACATATAATTTTCATCTATGTTTTTTGGAAAGATCGTCCTATGTTGACACAGAATATTATGTTTACTACAATTGATCTGTGGGGAATATATCGGTGGTGGTTAGTATAATTAATGTTTTCCTGTTCGTTTTGCCCTTCTTCGGAAGGGTTTTTTTATTATAAATAGGCACATAAATTAATATATAATTAAGGTTTTTAAAATGGCAAAAGCAGCGAAAATAAAAGAAAAAACACTCACAGTGGATAGTGATGGTTCTCTAGCCAAAGCTGATACTAATGGTGATGGACACGTAACGGAAACTGAACTAGAAATGCATATGGAGTTCAAAAGAAAGGAATTGGAAGACGCTGATGCAATGCGAGACGCACAGAGGAAGATGGCTTGGTTTTCTCTCTATGGTATGTTGTTATATCCATTCGCAGTCGTACTCGCATCTGTTGTGGGATTAGATGAAGCTACAAAGACCCTAGGTTCTATGGCTCCCACATACTTTGTTTCGGTTGCAGCTATAGTCGCAGCATTCTACGCGAAGGAAGCCATAGGCACCAAAAAATAATGTTAAAACGTGAATTGGTAACTTGGAGAGGAACGCCTGGGGTTGGAGATTTTATGTGGGCGTTGAATAGTGTCCATTTACATTCTTGGAGAACCAAAACTCCGATAGACCTAGAAATGCATTGGTCTCATGGCGAGAATCATATCCATCACTTTGAGGACCCAGAAACCATTATAGAAAGAATGCAATACATGCACAGGTTTTATGATAGAAAAGAGGATGTTCAAATATCGCATATGATTAATTCTAATGGTCGTTATAGTTCTTGGAAGTATGAAGACGACACGGAACTTATGCCTGATGGATCTAAGAGACAAGTTGCAAAACATTTTGACAAAACTAGGTTTTATTTTGAGTCTGGAAGATATTCTGATAAAGAAGGAGATCAGGTTCCTGATAATGATTGGATTTTTCGGGAGGATGTCTTTTTAGATATTGTTCCTAATAAAATAGTTTTTTGGAGACCCACATTTAACGCTGAAACTCCAAGAACTTGGAAGAGACAGTTGACAAACAACGATTGGGATGTTATAATAGATAAATTAAAATCTCATGGTTTTCAGATGGTCGAACTGACATACAGAACTCCCATAAGAGAAGCTATGTGGCATATTTCTACTTGTAGACAGGTTATATGTTATGATGGTATGTGGCACTATGTCGCAAAGAACTTCTGCAAACCTCTAATAGTAATAAGTGAAGAGGGAGTTACCAAGTATCATACTAAATATGCAGTAAGAACCAGTCACAATTCCGAAGTTGATGCAAGTATATGGTTTTGGGTAGATAACCCTGAAATAATGTTGGAACACTCCCAGAAAAAAGCCGACAATTTTAGAGAGAGAATAAGAGAACTTAGACAATGAAATTACCATTACATATAGACAGAGCTGTAATAGAAGTTGTGGGTGGTTGTAACTATTCTTGCAGTATGTGCCCACAGGATTTGCGTGAAGGTGGTAGAGACAAGGGGTTTCGTCGTATGATGAAACTTGAGGAATTTGAAGGTTATGTGGCCGATTGTGCGAAATACGGAGTAAGGGTTATAAATTTAGACGGTTCCGGTGAAGCGACTATGCAAAAGAAACTTCCGGAGTTCATTAAAGTTGTAAAGAAATATGGAGCTAAATGTTTTATCTTTTCTAATGGATTCAAAATGGAAGGTAAGTACATGAGAGATTGTGTTGATGCTGGTCTTGATTTCTATAGATTCTCCTTCATTGGTTCAAACCAAGAAGACTACACTAAATGGATGCACAATGCGGTAGGAGGAACATACGCTGGTATTCGTCAGAATATTGAGG